TGCTTGAATGATTTTGAAGTTTTTATATGTACTGCTCCTAGGTACTACATAAGCTTCATACCCTTCTGGCAATTCCATTGCTACTCCTAAAGGTATAAGTTTAAATTCGCCTTTTTTAAGTTCAATATCTATAGCTGAACGCAAGTCATACCAATCTGATTTTTGTTCAATGTTTTGAATCTTCGGCATCATAGTATCAAAGTATTTTATTTTAATTTGCAAGTGTTTGTTCCTCCGATTTTATATTAGTTATTGGTGCAAATTCACCAAAATATTTAATCTCTGCTTCTTTACGTACTTTTACAGCTTCATCGAAATTTTTATATCTTCCTAAACTGATTTTTTTATTTTCACTTAATTGTATTTGAACTAACCACTTTTGTCTTTCTTCTGCCCAATATACACCTAACACATTGGATTTACTACTTTTGGAAACATTTCTATTTCTCATATTTTCTTGTTGTGTACATTTTCTTAAATTGGATTTAATATTATTTACAGTATTATGATTAATATGGTCAATATAATCATCTTTTTTAGCATCCATAACTAACCTATGTAAATATATTCTTTCATGATTAACTTGTGTTCTGACATAACCTTCTTTACTAATATGCCATTTAAAGTCTTTAATCTTATCATAATCTTCTAAATCAAAATAAAATGGTTCATTCTTTGATGTATATCCTATACCATACTCATTTGTTAAATCGTATAAGTTAGGGCAATTGCCACATGAAGTAGTGTGATTGTTTAATAAACAGTCTGCTCTAATAACTTTCTCATTTCCACAATCACACGCACACAAGTAATACAATCTCCCATTTTTTATTATTTTGCTTAAACAAGTTAGTTTATTTATTTTTACATTTAGCAATTCATTTTGTTCTAACTGCATGGTGAATGCCCACATTCTAAACATAATACACAAGAATTTGTTCTAATCAATGATTGTGAGCCACACTCAAGGCATTTAGCACCTTCAATTTTCTCATGTTCTTCTGTTTTGTCGGTCGTTAAAACTCCACTTCTTTTACAACCATCTCTGAATATTGTAATGCCTTTTAAACCTTTTTCCCAAGCATATATGTATAAATCTTCAACTTGTTTTACAGAAGTTGCAAATGGTAAATTAACTGTAGAGGATATTGAAGCGTCTATATGATTTTGCCAAACAGATTGCATATCAACTCTATCATAATAATTTAAGTCATTTGCAGTAATAAATATATCAGGTAATTCTTCTTCTGTTTTAATATCAAATTTATCCATATACTCTTTTGCTATAGGGGTAAACACTTTGTAATATGTATCTTCGTCATGTAATGATTCTGTTTTTCTAGTATATGATATTTGATAAATCGGTTCTATTCCACCAGATATACCTAACATTGTGGATAGTGAGCCTGTTGGTGCAATAGTAAGAACTTGAGAATTTCTTAATCCATATTCTTTAATCATTTGTATTGTTTCTGGATACGCATTGTACTTTAAGAATTCACTTTTTAATACTGCATCTTCTTTATATTTTTCGTAAGTACCTATTTCTTTTGATAATAGTGCTGATTGTTGTAAAGCTGAATTAATCATTTCAAAACCAATCTTATCACATAATTCTAATGATTCTTTATTTCCATATTTTATATTCATCTTTATAAGCATATCAGCGATGCCCATAATTCCGATTCCTATTTGTCTCCAATCAATTACTGATTGCTTTTGTTTTTCTAAAGGATATAGATTATTTTCTATAGCTTCATCAAGTAAATCATTCATATATACAACTGTGTGTTTAACTGCTTCGTTAAATCTATCATAATCAAAACGTGCATTATCTGTAAATGGATTAATAATAAATTCGGCAAGGTTTAATGATATTAAATTACAACTTCCGAATTCTGGGAGTGGTTCTTCAGCACAGGGATTAAGTCCAACATATTCAAATTCATCATCTTCACTTAACAGATTCCAATTGTTTATTCTACTCCAATAAACTAAAGAGGGTTCTGCATAATTCCAATCCATCTTACAGAATATATGATATATCTCTTGTGCTTTTACAATCTTTTCTATTACTTCGCCTGTTTCTTCTATTGTAAAATGAAGTTTCCAATCTGCATTATCTAAAACAGCATTCATAAAATCATCTGAAACCTTAATAGATATATTAGCTCTAGTAACTTTGTTTAAATCAGTTTTACAATTAATAAAATCTAACAAATCAGGATGTGAACAATCTAGTGTAATCATTAATGCCCCTCTACGTCCACTCTGTCCAATTAACTCTGTAGTAAGTGAATATAAATCCATAAAGCTGATTGCACCAGAAGTAGTTTTGGCTGCATTATTTACTTTTGATTTCTTAGGTCTTAATTTACTGATGTCAATTCCTACACCGCCACCATATGAGTATGTTCTAGCCATATATTTTGCAGTATCAAATATTGATTCAATATTATCTTCTGGTGATGGTAATACAAAGCAATTCGATAAAGTTATTTTTTTACCATCTTTATGCGTACCCCTACCTGCTAATATTCGTCCAGCAGGTAATAATTTTTTATGTATCATAAGCTTTTTGATATGCTCATTTCCATTACTAACTCTATTTAAAAATCCATCAAAAGATTCATTTTTATATCTATATTTATTTTCCCATATTGCTTTTTGTAATTCTGTCATTTCCCATTGTGGATTATTTCTTAATCTATTTCTTTCTTCTCTGTATAGAATATATTGTTTGGCTACATCCTTCCTGCTATCCATTAAATACTCTTCAACCATATTCTGAATAGTTTCAACTGTAGGCATTATATCTAAATCATTAATATCATCTTCTATATTATCGGCAATTTCTACTGCTAATTCAATATTAACACCTAATTCTGTTTCATCCATAGCTCTGGTTATAGCATTTATAATCTTATCTTTACTAAAATCTACTGGTTCGTTTGTTCTCTTAATTACCTGCATTAATTTCCTCCTGTAACATCTATTGTTTTTATTAATATCTAATATCTAACATTTACTTCTCAAATACCTAAATACCCTATTCACTAGATGAATTTCGTCTTCAGTCAAATCCTTCTCTACATCAACCAAAAAATCCATCTCTAATTCATTATATCTTTTCACAGCATCAGCCTTTATGTATTGCATATGCTTATTTACCTTATTAGCCTTTTCACAATCTTCTTTTAGATTCTCCATATCTTCTATTTTGTCAAGTGTACAATTGTCATTCCCCCTTCTATTCGTTGTCATTATAATATCCTCCTTTCTTAGAAATTTAGGTCTGTATAATAAATTTCAAGGTTGACATCCCAAAGTTTTTGCATATCGTCTAATATGGTATTAGAGTTGATAATACAATTCTGAACATATTCTCTTGTGTTTTGTTGATTAATACAATCTAGTATTAAATCGTTCATATCTTGTTTAATCTTTTCTGCTAGTTGAAATACTTTATTGCCCATTATTGCTCCTTCTTAATTTAAAATTATCCAATGGTTATTATTTATTTTCCACTCTATATCATCTTTGTCGTAATATGCAAAAGGTTGAGGGTCTTCTGCATCTATCCATGTAATTTTATATGTATCTTTATCAATTTCTTCAGCGTGATACTTATGACATAGTTCTGGAAATTGTTTTTTTAATCTGTCAGATACTTCAAAATCAAATTCTGTTGGCATTGTTTTGCTCTTTTCTTATTTAGATGGTAGTAGTGACATTAATACGTTTCTTAAATCAATATTTCCTACATCTTCACCTGTTTCTACACTGATAATTTGTAGGTTATTTTGTATATTCCATTTTCCTTCACATGTAACAACCATTCCTAATTCAGTCTCCCATACTAAACCCATAAAATCTTCACTATCACGTATTCCGTAAAGTGGCTTACTTTTTTTCATTATTATACTCCTTAATATTTCCATCAAATTTGTCTTTTATTGAACCTTTTCAATTCTAATTAAGTAGTCATCAAAGTCTGTAGATATAAGTTGATATTTTACAATGTCTCCTATACTAAAATCACTTAATCTTATTGGATATTTCAAATTAAAAGTTTCATTAAAGGCTTTATTATTTTCAGTTACATATTTAGTATTATCTAGAACAATTGTTTTGTCAGTAACTTCATTAACCCTTGCATATTCAACTACTATATTATTACTATTTATATCTCTATAAGGAGCATTTTCTACAATTTCACTTGCTCCAAACCCACAAACCAACATGATTATAATTCCTATTAATATCAGAGACCAATCAATCCAACATATTAATCCAGTTACAAATAATGCAATCCCTATTATAAAACCAATAACTAAAACCATCATTAATAAACTCATTATTCTATTTCTCCTTTAATATTTATTTTTATATCAACTATATTTGACTTTGTTAAATCTTTTATGAGCATCTTGATTAAAAATCCGATAGTAATTATCAAAGAAACTCCTATAGTAACTTTGTCTAATTCAATACCTCTACAAAGCTGTATAAAATGTCCTACCCATAAACCTATCAACCAACCATCTAAAGCTAAATTAAATATGTATCCAAACTTTTTAAAAAAATCTTTCATTTTTAACCTCCTAAATATTATTTTTATATTAATCATATACAACCCTTAACCTTAATTAAAATCTCTCTACCCTTTATCTCTTATTCTAATCTTCCCAATCTGGCTCTATTTCTTTAATATCAAGTATCTTTGAAATTGCTTTGTATTCGTCTTCAGTAGGTTTGATATAGTAAATCTTAAAACTATCTTTCCTATTGTCAACGACTTTAATTTCTATTCCCTTCATATTAATTACTCCTTTCCTAGATTTTGAAGTTTAGATGAAAGAGACATTTTATGGTCATTTTTGGCTTTTGTATCTCTCGTTTTCTCGTTTATGCTCTCGTTTGCTTTGATTCTCATGTTACAAATGTGTTACAAAAAGTGTTTAAACTAAATAAGCAAACTTTTTACTCTTTATACTTTTCCAATTAGTAATATCACACATTAAATGCTTTTCATCATATGTAAGATTCTCAATCTTTGCTTCTCTAGGAATAGTAGCACCATGTAGGCTACCTATACATGAGTTTCTGATAATTGTTTTACCATGTATAAATTCATCAACATATAACATCCAACTTTCCGTTTCTATTACTCTTGATTGATGGTCTTGGATTGCTCCTAAATTATCTATGGATAAATTCGTTTCTATTATCCTAACCATATATTTCCTCCTTCCTTCAATCTTTAACTTAACCTCTTATATTCATTTTACCATGCATTTTTCAGTTGTCAACTAATAATTTTATATTTGTTATTATAAATTTACTTTTTACTAAACTCAATATAGTTTCTCCAGAATAATAACTCAGATGTACTTCTATATGCAACATCATCTAAGACTTCAGAACACCATTCTCTATAATCCTCTTCTGTTTTAAATCTTCTATCCAGTCTTTTGTAGGCTCTCTTGACTAATTTAACACCTTTCATATCTGATATCATCTGCGATTTCTTCGGTAGTTTAAAGTTATCTAAATCCACTTCTATAAATCCTATCTTATCAGGGATTAATTCTATTGGTATAGTATTAATAGGAGCAATAATATATGTGTACATAGGTGCTGCACAGAAACCATTTTTAAAGTCTGCTAATGTTGCTTTGGCTTCTATTCCTTTTACATCATAATAGTATAGCGATTGACCATCTTTTAACTTCTTCTGTCTACATCTTTTTACACCAACCGCATCAATAATACTCTTAAAGTCTTTACCATTCTCTTTAATGTCATAAGAATACATTCCATTGACTTCAGTCCCTATTCTATTATATCCCCATCCAAATAATATATATTTAGATATTTCTTTTAGTAGAAAATGCGTTTCTGTTTCATTTTGTGGTCGTTTATATATTTGTATCACCTCCTGCACTATTTAAGAAAAGTGCCAATTGTATCAAGTTTCTATGAAATAACTTTTTTATTGTGATTTATCCCAAGATATATAAATTACTTTTTCGTTCCTACATACACTACTATCTCTCCACTCTATTAAATATCCTAATTCCTTAAAGTAAGCAAATACAAATTGCTCACATAATTTAATTATTTCACTTGTATAGCCAGAATCACAAAACGAAAAGAATCTAAAAATTTCTTCTCCTTCTTTTTCACTGTGTCTTGAGAAAGACTCCCACAAAACTCCATGTTCACTTCTATATTTAACTCTATTAGATATAAGCCTTATGTATTTTTCAGCTAATTTTTGTGCTTTGTTTAAAACTATATAATTATGTATATTAAATAATTCATTAGCTGAAGGAATAATATCTTCTTGATTTAGTGTGATTCTAATTTTCTTTTTCCACATTAATTGTCCTCCAAATTCCTCTTTTATCGAAATATTTGATTTTAAGAACCTAGTGTTTCCAATGGTTGTAGCGTTTTGGATTTTTGAATTTCTTCGTATATTTTCATCTTTTTATCCATATCAACCCAACTTCTCATACATTCAAAATCTTTATCACCAATTTCTATATATCTAGTGCCTTTATCAAACCAAATTTGAATTGTACCATTTTGACAACCATAAGTCCAAAATTCAACTTTTGTTGGTTTTAAATTTTCTTCTGGTCTATCATAAGTAGGTCTTTTAACTTCCATAAATCCTCCTTAACTTTCAAGCAAATGATTCTTTTATAGTCTTGTTACTGATTTTAAATTAGCTATATATTGAATACAGCAATCTAAACAATATATATCTAAACTATAAGATTCAAAATATTTACCACAATGATTACATTTTGTGCCATATTTTATTTCATGGTTATCTCCATCATATGTAACTGCAAATCCAAACTTATATGATTCTATAGCTGATTCTAAAGTATATTTTCCTGCAATTCTACCACAGCCTTCACATGGATGAGAAATATGATGCAAACATCCCTTATGACTACATGGTTCACCATCTCTTAATTCTCTCAATATAATTCTCCTTTCTTTGAAATCTTAATTCAATTTAAAGTTCAATGTTCCAAAATACATCTTTTAGTGCTTCGGTAAATGTTCCATAAAAATAACCATCATAGATATAACATCCGTCTGGGTGAGTACATTGAATATACCATCTTTTATCACCTTTATTTATAGGTTTTTCTTTAGTTATCCCTATATAATAATCATTCCAATAAGCGTAAAATTCTTTTGATGTCTTTTCTCTTATGTCTGTAAGCTCATAAACTTTACCTGATTTAGTTTTTATTTTCATAAAAATCTCCTTTCAATAGAAACTACATTTTATCTAAATATACATGCCCACATCTAATTCTATTTTCATCTATAGGTATATAATGTTTAGCACTTCTAATTATCCATTGACCTTTTTCATAAAAAGTGAAAAATGGATAACCATGTTTATATTGTATTGAATATACTTTTTTAGCAGTTCTAATTTTACCTTCTTCTTCAAATATTGATTCTGGATTCTTACTTATTACATAAAACAAATATAGTTCCTACCTTTCTTTATTAAATGTATTTTAATCAAAGCTAAATTCGGTTTAAACTTTATCCCATTCAATTAAATAACATTTTTTACACTCCATTTGATATTCTATAATATTATTTTCTAAATCATCCTCACAATAACCAGTCCATTCAAATTCATGTTTACAATTAGATTGAATAATTGTTCTTCTTTCTTTTAGCAAGATATCTTCTTTACTTTTTAATTTTTTAATTTCGCTTTGTAATATGATTAATTCATTTTCTACCTGCTGTAATTTATCCATAAATCCTCCTTTCTAATAATTCAATCAAAGTTATATTTTATTTACATATTAAACAATATCTTTTACATTAACCATACCTAGCTTATATAACGCATTTATAACATCTTTGTGTGTTCCTAGTTGCAAGGAGGGTCTTTTAAACATACTTACATATTCATCTAGAAAGTTTTGTAAACAATGTAATTCATCTTTTGTTAATTCAACTGTAATGATTTCTTGATTAACTAATTGATGAAAATTTTTCATTGTATATTTAGGATTCTTTTCAAACATACTTTCTCCTTTCAATATCTCAATAGAAATCTAATTCTATTAAAACTTAAAAATCTTTCATTATTTCATAAACATATTCTTTTAATGTTTCATCTGCTTTTATCATTTCTTTTAAGTACCATTGTAAATCTTTTATTTTATATTTATTGTCATAAAAACACTCTAGTACAAAAGCGACTATGTAAGCTTCGCCTAATCTATAATGATTACTCAGAATCTCATTTAGATTACCAGTAATATTATTTGATAAAGTTTCAAAATGAGATGGTTGTTTTGTTTTAGCAATCCTACTTAAATCTTCTTTCATGCCTTTTGCTATTATATTTCGTTCCTTTATGTAATCATAGATTTCCTTTTTAGTAAGTGAATCTAACATACTAAATACTTTTTGTTTTCTATTATTCATTTCCTTCCTCCTTAACTTACTTTTATATATTTCATTATATCTATTTTATTATTATAAATCTCATTGTGTAATGTATCGTGGTTATCCATAAACTCATTCTTGTAGATTGTAATAATTTGTTTCTTACTTAGGCTCAAAACAACACAGATAGAATATCCATCTACATTTGACCTACCCCTCAATAACACTCTAGCATCCCCATCTTTGTAATGGAACTCTATTATGTTTCCATATTTAATTGTCTTTTCAACTGATGTTTCTGGTATTTCACGTTCATTCAACCTTATGTATGAGTAATAAGTATAATCAAACTTGTTATTATTTATTAATTCCTGTAGGTATTTTACTTCCCACTTAGTCATTCGTGATGTCAATTTTCTCCATTCCGTCATTTTAAACATCACTTCCTATTTATTAATTTTATATTGTTTATAATATATAAGTCACAATACCTATTGCAAAAGTATCTAAATATTTTCCTGTGGATGCACCTAATCCGAATCCCCAACCAAATATTTCAAAACCTAATATTACAAATCTTCCATCTTCCTTTTGATTATTAAGTATTAATATTTTTAACATGTTTCTCTCCTTTCAATAAAATCTAGTTTCTGATGAAACTTATTGAACTCTTATAATATCATAAGTTTTTTTACATTTAGGACACTTAAACTGCAATCCAGAATATTCACTATAATTAACGTTCATAGTGTCAATGTCTAATGATAAAGTAATCATATCATTTTCATCATACATATATTCTAAGTAACCCTTTTGACCACAATTACATTCGATTTTTAACATAATAATCTCCTTTCATATCTAGATAAAGGTCTCATTTCATCAAAATATTTCATTTCTACAATCAAGCAATTACAATGGTTGTAGCACTTGAACTATTCTTCATTTTCATAGTTATTTATTCTAGGGTCTTGTGTACCTCCATAAACGTTAAAGATACAATCTCCACAATCTATATCTCCTGCAAACTCATATTCACAATCATATTCCGTTCCATTATCAGTCCAATATGAATATCCCTTACATCCTTCCATTGTTTCTCCTTTCATCCAAACAACAATTTTATCTTGAATTATCAAGCATATATACTTTTTTAGACTCTAAATCTTGCACTGCAAACATATGAAAATCACCATCTTGAGTATGTATACACTTTACTGTTTTACCATTTAATGTTTTCCACATTTCTTCTTTTGACATTGCACAACTTTCAATATCTGACAATTTAAAATAATTATTAGACTTTTGAGCAGGTGGATGAAAGTTTGGTTTGGGTGTTGTAGGTGGTGGGTTTACTCCACCTTTCTTTTCTCTACCTTCTTCTAATCTAAACATAACTTCTCCTTTCGACCAAATATTGTTTTTATGGTTATTTAATCTTCCAACTCACTAAAATAATTATCTTCAGCATCATACATGAACTCTCTCTTACATTCTGGACATTGATACAATTCTTCTGTTTTAGATAATTTATATTGATATAGAAGTTGCGTTTTACAATATGTACATTCTAACAATTCCATTCCTCCTTTTACATTATATGCACTAAATTTTATATAAGTCTTTAATATAATTAATTTTTTCTGTAATTCTTTCTAGTAGTTTAGTTTCATGCTCTATGTCTGCTTTATATTGTTCTATTTCTTTAATATGTAGACCAGATTCATTATAGTTTAATAGTGTAAAATTCTTTGCTTTGATTGTTCTTTTAAGGCTATGTTTAATCGCAAGTAAATCTTTGTAACCTAGTTGTATGTTGTGTTTTTTCATTTTATCATCCTTTCTTAATTAATATCTAAATGAAACATTGATTCAGTTGAGATTTATTCAGAACTTGAATGATAAAATATATCATTTTGAATACTATCCCAACACATATAATAATCAATATCCCCATCATTATCATTTAGTGCCGTTTCTAACAATTTTAAATAACTATTAACTATATTACGTTCCTCTTCATTTTCAACTTTAAATTTAGCAATTCCAAATTGATTTCTTATAATTTTCATATATTACTTTTCTCCTTTCATTTCGTTAGAATTTCCATTTTGAGGTCATTGAGTTGTTCTTCTTATAAATTCATTATTACCCCAAATATACTCAGTTCCATAAAACCCATTAATCCATCTACCTTCGTAATCTTGGGATTTGATTTTATATTTAATAAAATGTCCTTCTTGTATTATTTTACTAACTTTGATAGTACCAACACATTCAAATCCACTAACATTGTAATTATAGTTTATTAAGTCTCCTACTTTAGCAAGTGGTTCTTGTTTACCAATTCCCTCACATTTTAATGCTTCATTTTTATTGGTATGTACTTCACCACATATTTCACACTGATAACATAAAATCTCTTTCATTAAATTCTCCTTTCTGTTTCAAGCAAATAATGCTTTTATTGAATGTTTACTTTTTCTTTAATTTCTAATAATCTTCTTGTATCCATATTCCTTATTTTAAGTATATCTTTTTCTGTCATTTGTTCTATTTCTGATTTATAATTAATTCCATTTCTCTTCAAAGAATTATAAACCATTACTGAAAAGTCTAATTCTTCAATAGTAATATCATTTTGTTTTTCATATACAACATGTAACCAATGTTCAGTTATAGTTGATATTGCTTTTACACTTCCTAGTTGCTTTGCTATTTCACCAGCACCACTATCTGCTTCTACTATGTATTTAACATCATTTATATCTATATTGTTCATTTTTAGAGTCTCTTGATAACCTTTTGGTATTTCATGTTGAAACCATAATTTAACCATTTCATTTCTCCTTATCATTTATTTTTACCTATTATTACATGTGATTTAAAGCTGTTTTAAGCCATTATTTTATAGTGGGTAGACTGTTAGTATTAGGTGTTTTTTATGTCATTTAGATACATAAAATTCTTTCATATCATCAAGCCTTAAACACGCTAGTTTATAACCAAATACTGCTCCACAGTCTATACAAATTTTCTTACCACATTCACTATGCCATATCAAAGCACTTTTATGTAAATATACTGTAGGGGTATGACCCACTACTACCATAACATCATTTGAAATTTCTGTATCGTTGAGAAATTCTTCTCTTGACCACAACATAAAATCTTGGTCTTGTGTTTCTATTATATTACCATTATGGTCTGTTTGAATTCCTGCATGAGATAATATGTATTTTTTATTATCAACTTGAATCTGTAATAAACATGGTAATTCATTTATGTATTTTAAAATCTTATTTTGTTCTGTTTTAGATAAATTCATATACTCATCAAAAGTTACTTTTCCTCCATTGCTAAACCAATGATAATTGTCGTAATACTTAAAAGCATTTATCATCATATCTTCATGATTGCCTTTTAGTAATATCATACTATCTTGATTTCCATAAATATATTGTAGTGCTTTAATTGAATCTTTTCCTCTATCAACCACATCTCCTATAATATATAACTTATCTTCTTTTGTGTTGAAATTGATTTGTTCTAATAATTTTATAAATAAATCATATTCTCCATGTATATCACTAATTAAATATATCATTCAATTCCTCCTATTATTTTATATTTGTCTTTGAAACAAAGGTTTTAAAGAAATGTTATATCGAGTATATTTTCTTTAGGTATCTTCTTACCCTTTATAAATTTTAATTTTAGACATTTTGAGCATTGACAAGAATATTTTTTATCACTGTATGGATTAGCTTCGTCTGCTAACCACCTATGTTTACAAAATAAAGTTTTAAACATTTTTAATTTCCTCCAAAGATTTATTTCATGGTTATTTTGATATAAATTTACTATACTTTTCTTCTAATTCTTCCTTATTTACTGTTCTTTTTAATGTGTTTATAGCATTGTCTATATCAACTATTTCTTGGTTGTAAAGTCTTTCCATAACTTTGTCATATTCTTTCGTGTCGGTTTTTTCATAAGGACATTTCTCTATTCCTGCTTCTATTAATAATTGACTAAATTCTTCATCCGATAAACTTTTTATATATTCAATAACTTCTTTACCATACTTTTTAATATCCATTTTTACTCCTTTCTACCTCTCAGTAAATTCTTTAATTTTGTTAAGTTCATCTATCATATCTAAGCATTTACATCCTAAATCCATAATTTCTTTATTGGCTTCTTTAGTAAGCTTATTGTCATCTAAACCATGTGCTAAATAACATAAATATGTATTGATTTTATTTAACTGTTCTATTTTTAACATTGTTGCTTTTCCTCCTTTCTTATTAATTTCTATATTCTACTACAATATTAACAAACATTATCATTAATATTAAACCTATTGAAATTCCTATTATTAGTATCAATACTGGATTAGTCATAAAACTACACAATATAAATATTGGTAAAAATAATATTAATACAGCTAGTATAATAAATATTAAACCTTCTATTGCAATTTTAAAATGTTTCCACAATACTTCTCCGATTGATTTTAAAACTTCCATATTTATATCCTCCTTTCTTTAACTTTAGATAGAATGTAAATACTATTGTGATTCTTCATTGTAACAAATATTACACACTATCTTACTTGGTATAATCCAATTATCTTCACTCATAATTATTTCACTATCGTCACAATCTAAGAATGTCATTTCATCTTCATAATAATATTCTTCTTTACAATCTTCGCAGATATATCCTTTTGCCAATTTACTTTTCACCTCTAATCTTATACCACTTACAAACTATCCAAACATGAATATCATCAAAGAAGCACCAAACTCTCCATTTAAATAGTTTAAATCCTTTTAATGATTTTTCGTAGTCTGTGAAATAATCCCCTGCGTTTGTGAGTTTATTATTATTATTCATTGTTTAATTTCTCCTTTTTACTATGCTTGCTTAATAATAATTGAATGTTCGTTTCCTTTTACATCTTTAAATATTAAAATTGTTTTATAATCTTCCGAGTCTTTTTCATAAATTACATCAACTACAGTTGAATTTTTTAAATTTGGTATTCCATTATATAAGTCTCTTGCTCCAGAATAACTTCTAGTAATAATATTACTCAATATTTTACCTCCTTTAATTTTATATTTATTATTAATAACTTTTTATAAATGTCCTCAAAATACTATTTTCATTTAGATTAAAATAGGGAATAAAGATTTTATATCTCTACTCCCTTTAATTATAGCACCTTGGAATCATTTGTCAAGTGATATTTTTATTTAGTTTTATATTTGTTAATGGTTTATTTTAAGCAAATCTAGTAAATATGTTTCTCTATTAAAATCAGCCTTCTTTTTTATAGCTCTGTTTACTGTCTCCACCTCTCCAAAATGAAAAACCTTTTCCTTTGCTCTAGTTTGTGCTACATATATTAGATTACTATTTAACATAAAAGTGTGAGCTTTTGGTGTTATAATAATTGCTACTTTTGCTTGACCGCCCTGTGCTTTATATGTGCTAATACTATATGCCAATTTTACTTGTGTTAATTCTGCTTTAGTATAAACAACTTCTTCATCAAATTTAATAATAACTTGATTATAACTAATTTTTATTATCTTACCTATTTCTCCATTTGGTATAAATGTAGTATCATCTTCATTGCAGAAATCAGAATTATATTTAACTGCCTTATAATTATTTACTGTTTGTATTACCATATCATCTTCATAGAATTTAGTGTCACCCATCTCAATATAAGTACCTTTTAACACATTTGGATTTGATATAGGTTGTAAGTACTTATTGATATTTACTGTACCATACTCTCCAATATTATAAGATGATAATATTAAAATATCTTCTTTGGAATACTTAGTTAATAACTTTTTATATAAAGCAACCACATTACTTATTACTTTTTCTTGAGGGGTGGCTATAAACATATATCCCTTATCCGTACCAAAGAATTGTGGTTGACTTGAATCTTCTAAAAACTTCTCACTATTTCTAGTTTTAGTGGCTACAGTTAATATTCCACCTTCACCATATCTAAATATTTGAGTAAGTGAAACAATAGGTGTTAATTTTGAGTTTATTAAATCAAAGAAAACATTACCTGCACTAACAGATGGTATCTGTGCCGAATCTCCTATCATAATTAATTTTGTTTTAGTAAAATTTATTGCTTCAATTAATCTTCTCATTAAGAAAACATCTATCATTGAACATTCATCTACTATTACTATATCATAAGGCAATGGACAACCTTCATTATAACCCCATCCCATAGAAGGATTATAAGCTAAACCCCTATGTATTGTTGAGGCACGTTCTTTGGTATATTCTGATAAAACTTTTGCTGCTCTGCCTGTTGGAGATAGTAATATGAATGATTTTTCATTTTCTTTTAACATATTTATCAATGCTTTGGTAGTTTGAGTCTTACCAGAGCCTCCAAAACCATTAAGAATGCTTATATTTGAATTACAAACCATTGGTAAAACTTTTATTTGTTGGTCTGTAAGAGTTATATCATCTAATCTACTATAGTCTTTTTCTTTTATTTCCCATTTGTTTTCTATTTTTAAGCCTTCTATAATTCTATCTGCTATGTATTTCTCAGTATCAAAAGTTTCTTGTAAGGCTACGGTCATAGACTTTTTATCAAAATAAATATCTTCATCATTTTTAATTATATCCACAAAGTGTTCTATACATTTATTAGCTAATGTTTCTGATTGTTTTCTTAACTCTTTAATATCTATTCTTGTATTGCCATTATTCTCGTTCTCTTCTAAAAGAAACATTATAGCTGCTTTTTGCCTTTGTGGTGAAGTTAATAAATCAACAGTAAAATCTATAGGTGGTTTCTCACCTAAACCAATCATTCTTTTACATTCATCATTAAACTCTAATAATATCTTATCTGCTGTTTTGAAGGCTATGCGTGACAATCCACATAGACATTTATATGGATTGTCAACTAGCACTTCTTTAAGTCTCTCAATAGAGTTATACTTATCATATAAAACCTTTAGTATTTTAAATTCTATGTAGCCTTTAAACTCATCCACCAATTCGGCTAATGCAAAGTTCTCAAAAATTCTTCTTTTTATTACATTAAATCTAAACTCTCCAATATTATAGAGCTTTTTTAAATTAACATCTTTCAGCCTATTATTAATAACTCTATCAATTATGTCTGGATATTCACGCATGATTTCTTCTACTTGTTGTTGACTATCTAATATTTGAGATAAAAATAATCTTACAGATGTTTCGTTTTTTGGTTTATCCATTTTTATATTGTTTATCTTATAAGTTATACCATACTTACCTGATTCTTCTGTGGCTTTTATGCTATATTCTACTCCGTCTTCAAGGTTATGTATGTTTCCTGCAATTGATACATTACCATATTTATTAACTTTTATATTTGGATATTTATTATAATCCACATATAAACCATATATTTTATAATCTTCTGAATTGTAGGGATTGGCTACTACCGTTCCCTTAAATTCAACTGTCTCTCCCAAACCATCACCTACTTTTCTTTTTAATATACTTCATATGAATATAGAATGTCTTCTAATTCATTTGTTTTTTGCCATTTACCACCAATATTTTTAGTTTTATATTGTTGTTTCCACTCATTTACTTTTAAAACATCATATAATTTAAAAGAGTTTTCAACAAATACTTGAGGGTCTTTGATTTTAGTCTTAATTTCATCACCTGTTTGTATATGTTTTAAAGTAACATAAGGTTTTCTTTTATCATTATAGGTTGTATATTCGATAACGATATAGAATTTTTCATTAACTTTAGGATTTGTATAAATTACATATTCTAAATAATCCTTTTCAAATTTTACTTGTTCTTTTACTGATAGTGAAGCATCCTCAATATTATCTGTTAGCTCAGAAATCAATCCTATTATATCTATTTCTTTATACAACGCCTCAGTTTCTTTATTGCTATATCTTTTTATTAATTCTTCAGTTAATCCAAGTTTTTCTAATTCTGATTTTTTAATTTGTTTTCTGCCATTAAAATTACTAAATACATCTACATAATTTAGTAATTTTTTATTTTTACCATATTTTCTAAAGAACCCTAATCCAGTTAAAATCTTTAATTGTCTTGAATCTACTGAAGTTTTTTCAATTATGTCTTTTAATAATTCTGCAAATGTAATATATTTATTGTTTCGCAATTCATAAAGTTCGTGTGCTATCTTAGCGTTGCAATACTTAATACTTTCAATACCTTTGTATATTGTGTTTGTTGTTTTATCAAAAGTGTATTTATCAATTGATTGACCAAACTCTATAGGTTTAATTTTAATATTTCTTTCTCTTGCTAGTTCAGTACCCATTTGTATATCTTCTTTATTATCAGCATTGTTTAAATATGCTGTGGTAAACTCTAGTGGATGATATGCTCTTAATCTTACACATGCATAACCATTCATTGAATATCCTGTAGAATGATTATATCCAAATTGATATTCCGAAGAGTCTTCTATTATTTGTAAGAAGGCTTTAGCTTCTTCTTCCGCAACTTCTCTAGGTTGCTTTGAAACATTGCAATATCCATCTAAAATTTGAGGTAATTGTTGCTTTAATTCTTCTTGTAATTTCTTACCGATTGCACGTCTTGTGGTGTCAGCCAAAGCACCACTAAAACCACAAATATCAGTTAAGAACTTAATAGTATCTTCTTGATATACTAAAAATCCATTATTATCTGATAGTAAATCATCTATTTCTTTTGAAGGGTTATTATTAAACTCTCTTGCAATTAATCTTTCTCTATATGACTTTCCAGATGGTCTTAAACAAGCATTTACAAGAGACATATCATTTATCTTTTGAGGTTTAAAGTCTTTTAGTAATGCAAATGCAAAATCCCCTTCAAACTGAAATACTCCAATTTGTGACTTTATCATATCATCCCAAACCTTTTTATCATTCCAATCAATTTCATGAGATTTGAGATAATGTGAGCCTATATATTTATAAGTGTCTTTCATTATTCCTACAGTCTTTAAACCTAATATATCAAACTTAACAAAGTTTATAGAATCTACAGCCTTCATTGCACAAGTGGAAATTGGAATATTCTCATCACCATCTCTATAAAACACACCCAAATTATCTTGTAAGGTTATAGGAGAACCAATTATGCCAGATGGATGATTACCTTTAGAAATAATTGTTCCTTTTATGCCATCAAAATAGTAGAACAAATCTTTATTAAAATCTTTTAAATTAATAAATTCTTGATATAACTTATTTGCTTTAATAGTAGCCTTTTGATTTCTAATCTGATTTACATATACATTATGGTTATCAAAGTCTATCGTAGAACTTTCCAAATCTAATTCTTCAGTGTTTACCTCTGCTTGAATTATTTCAGTGTATTGTGCAAATATCTTTTCAAATTCATCCTTTATTTTAGCAACCGCATCCAAATCATCATAATCCAAACCTTTTGTCAAAACATCAATTGTTCCTCTATCTTTTAAAGTTCCGAACTGTGCTATATATGCTGTGTTTTTAGTGCCAAATCTTTTAATAATATATTCATATACTTTAGGTCTATCTTTTGGAGCAAAGTCTACATCAATATCACCCAAACTTATTCTATCTGCGTTACAAAAACGTGAAAATACTGTATTCCATACCACAGGGTCTAAATCAATAATATCAAGTATATATGCAATTGTACTTCCACCAACAGAACCCCTATTGAATCCATATGGTATATCATTATCATTACAGTAGTCAGCTAGTTCAGACATAAATAATAAGAAACTTTCCATGCCTTGTTTTTTAAATGTATCAAATTCTTCTTTTATATCATTTTTATATCTAGGATTTTTACCATCAATAACTTTATTTTTTACTTTGTTTTTGTATTTAGTTATTATTGTATTTCTAAATAATTCAGTAACCTTATCACCATATAAATTAGGATATTTAAATGACTTATCTAATTTGAAATCTTCTACTAAATTTGCAAATTTATTAGTATTATCAATTGCTTCTAAATATATTTCTTTTGGTAGTGCATTTTGATTTTCAAATGCTAGAATTAACTCATCAAGTGTTTTCCATGTTAAATCAAATTCATCTTCTTCTCCATAATAACTATCTTTAGACTTCTGAAGAATTTTTCTACATTCAGCCTTATATGCGTTTGATGAATGAGTGTCAGTCCCAGCTATTAATGGTATATTATATTCCTTACTCCATTTATAAAGTAATTGATTAAATTCTATTTGGTGAATATTATTGTGGTATTGAATTTCTAAAAAACATCTTTCATTGTTTTTAGATAGCCATTTTAGAAATATATCTCTGTTTACTAACCAATTATTATTTTGTTCTTGAATTTCTTTCTCTGTTAAATTTTCAGTTTTTTTAGTATATTTACATTCCCATAGTATAGAAGCCAAACAAGCTGTTGTGATGATAATATTAGAACTTGTATTCATAACTTCTTCTATAGACAATCTAGGATTAAAGTAAAAATGTCTATCAGTTTTATCTTCCTTTATGCCTTTAGATGTAGCAAGTGATACTAAACTATTTAACTCTTTAACTCCATCAAAGTTCTTGGCATACAAACCAATATGATATCCTCTTTCATCGTTCTCTAGTTTTGTACACATATATAATTCTACACCATGTATGTATTTTATCTTAGCCTTATCGCATTCTTGTTTCTTTTTAACCCAATCATAAATCCCACCATGATTTGAGAAAGCTATGGCGTTTGACTTAGATTTTTTAACTAATTTTATATAATCTTTATAACTAGTACATGAGTCAGAGTAACCATTACAGTTACTCGTATCATCATGTATATGATATCTAATATAATCTTCCATATGACCTCCTATTTTATAGCTCTGCCAACCAACTCATATCATCTTCTGTAATTTCATCTTTATCTTTATTCTTAAACATATTTAGATTATCCAAATACTCTTTGTAAGGTTTATGTAAGTTTGCTGAATAACCACTTAAATTAGCAAAATAATATGATTTTGCATCGGTAATATCTTCCCAAAAAACTCTTTCATCTTTTGTTTTAAAGTATTCCATTTCTTTCTTAGCAATTTCTATAATCTTAATTTTTATATCTTCTTTTAGTAAATCAATTTCTTCTTGATTAAATGGAATTTCAACATAACAATCATTTATAGTATATTTGTTCTTAATATCTTCGGGTAGACATTCTAAACTATTGGTTGTGATAAGCATATCAATAAAGTTGTCTATTTCTTCATCTGAATATGTCTTAGCTTTTTTTAGCCACATTTTAACATTGGTTGATAATTTTTCCCCTATTTCACATCTTAATATATCTCTTTCCTTAATTTCTTCATTTGCTTGAGGATATTGTACAGTAACGTATTTCAAAAAACACCATCTTATCTTTATATTCTCTATTGGCACTCCTAATTGTCTCAATGCTTCAGCATATAACACCAACTGACCTTTTTCACTATCAATTTTCTTACCAGAATAGATAGTTGATGTTTTCCAATCTGTAATTACAAAATCCTTCTTATCTTTAAATAAAAAGTCAATATATCCCTGAAATAAAAAACAACCTATTTTAATCAATACGAATCTTTCAATATCAACTTTTTTGTTTATAGGTATATGATTTTGAAAAAAATGTCTTAAACAGTATTCATATTTCTTTGCTATTTTTTCATTTTTCTCTTCATCACATCTATCATATTTTAATTCGCTCATATTAAAATTGAATAAGGCATTCTCATATTCTTCTAACATATCTTTATATTTTAATTCTTTGGAATAAAATCTTTCTAATATATCATGGGCAACTCCTCCAGATATACCATATATACCATCTTTTCTATCTTCAGGTATCTTAGCTATGTATTTAAGATAATACTCATATAAATCTGATTTTGCTGTATTATATTTTGACCAAGAATATAAGTCTTTAACATTATATTCTTTCTTAATCGCGTCTAATTCTTCCCTTGTTTTTCTCGCCATTCTATATATCTCTTCCTTTCAACTTCACTATATTTTATTTTATATTTAAACAGATAATTAAATATTTTATTAGTTGCATCTGCTGGAGATTCTTTTTCTTTTAGTAAATCATGTTTGTCATAAATATAATAAACATTTCTAATACCGTAGAATCGGTCACATTCACTCCAAATGTATTCTTCTTTAATATCTTTATCATAAGCTATTATAATATCTACATCTAAACCTATTAAAATCTTAATTTGTTCATCACTCAAACTGTGAGAGCCAACGGCTACCCCAGTTCCATCTTTTCTACTATGTCTTTTTAAAACTGATTTTTCAGCTTCGTATACAACAACGTATCCATTTTCTTGAATAGTTTTATAGTTTTCTTGTAATCCATATAAATTCATTGACTTTGGATAAGGTTTAATTCCATAATACTTTGGTATATCAAATAATTCATAGTTCTCAACCACAGTTCTTCCAAAGATTCCTGCAAACTTATCTTCATTTTCATTCCACAATCTGTGAGGAATAACTATTCTTTTATGTTTGTCACTATATCCTATTTTAAATTCCTTGCAAGTCCAAGGCATTATTCCATCTCTTATGAATGAAATATGTGGATAAGGAATGTAATCATTTAAAGCATTTTCATCTATTAAATCTATATCATATACATTAACTGTATTACTCTTATTCTTTACTCTCTTAAATATTTGTAATGGGTCATTTAATTCTTGTTCTTTAGTATCTTTTTTTAATTTATATTTATATTCTAGTTCTAATATTTCATGTAAATATCTACTTGCTTTTATAAATGGTATATTTTTAATTGTCATACAAAGTGTTAAGATATCTCCCCTTATAATTTTTTCATCTGGTTGAAATATCTTAACACTTAAAGTTTCTTTTTTTACTGCTATAGCTGTTTTGTTTTGTCTATCGGGCAACCCTGCTCTATACTCTTTTAAATGAGATTTGATGTCATGGCAACCCAAATTTTCTAAGATATATTCAATTTTATCATTATTAATTATGTATTGTTTTAACTCCATAACATCCATATCAACTACCTACCAATCCATAGGAACATTAGTTATTCCTATTTCTTTATATATGTTTCTACTTAAATCATTCTCAGCTATAATTTGAAACTCATTTGTAGCACCAAATCTATTCTTAGTTATAAAAATAATGCTATAATGTTTATCTCTATCTAGTGTAAAAGGAATTTTAGTAAGTCCTCTTTTACCCTCTAATCTATAACACTTTAGTTCATTTTTACCACCTAAATACTCATCATCAAATGGTTTTCTAATCATAATATTAGTAGATGCTACGTCTACAATATTTTTAGCCAATCCGATATTATCATTACTATAATATCTTTGTTTAGTACTACCTTTTCCTAGTTGATATGTAATCCATATATGAACATTCTTACCAGTTGGTTTGATAGCATCGTATATTTCAACACTATCTTTTGTCATTTCACTCCATATTTGTTCTGTTTGAGTATCTGTGCTTACTTTAAATGTATCTAAAATGAATTTTTTACAACCCATACTAGCATATTTTTTAATTATCTTTATAGCTAATGATGTTCTATATTTAGGAAGTGGTATAATTGTTAGAATTTTACCATCTTTTTTTTCTTCTATCCAATCAGCACACTTTTTTAATAATTCAAAGTTTTCATCTGAAAATTTACCATCTCTCAATATATGCTTTTGAATATTGGCATTAAAAATATTATTAGCAACCCACACCAACAGTTCTTTCTGCCATTTTTCTTTGTCTTCTTCGTTTATAATAATACATAATTTTTCATTATATTTTATTATCTGTGGTAGTATCCATTCAATAGTGGTTGTAGTTTTACCCATACCACTTAATGCACCCATCATTGTTACATGACCTTCTAAATTTCCACCTATTTCTTTATTTAATATTGGAGAGTTATATAAAGGCATTCCAACATTAAGTCCTTCATTTAATTTGTTTAACAATGTATGTAATCCTTCACAAAGGTTATAACTTTTTACATTTCCATCTACACTTACAAACACATGATTAATTTTCGCTTCCCATTCATCATAAATCTGGTCTGCGGTCATATCTGCAAATCTGCTTAGTTCATCATATACAGGAAATTTCATTTTTAACAATTGTAAAACTATATTCCACTTCTTTAATTCACTAATATAACCATCCATATTTTCTTCTTTTACGTACTCTTTTGCTTTTAGAATAGTTTCATATCCACCATAACTTATATATTTCTCTTGTAATTTAAGATGTTTTTCTAAATATAATCCTATAGTAATATCATCTAAAGATTTTTTATTCTCTTTAATTACGATATCGTGTGCAATTGTATAATATACTTTCCATGCATTTTCACTGAAATCTTCAAGTTTCAAATTATCATATGTATATATTAATTCTAAGTTTGAATAAAATATTGAAACAATATTTGCTTCAGCAGCTAGTTTGAATTCTCTTACCTTTTTTACAGCTTTTATTAACTCTTCTTCAAAAGCTGTAATTTCTTTTTTTGTAGATGATTTTGTAGTTGTTGCTTTTGCCAATATATCACCGTCCCATTACCATAATTCATCTAAATCCTTATTAACTTGTGTTGTTTTGCTTCTATACTCAACACCTTCATTGGTTTGATTTTCCATTTTTAGGTTTTCAACTTTTATATTTGATTGCTCTACTCTTTTTAATCTTAATGTAACATCATTTATTTCACTTTCTATAAACAACATTATTGAATTGATTTTGTGTTTTTCATCTGTAAATTTAGTTTGATTGGCTATTAAATATTGAAGTATCTTAGCTTTGCATATTTTAAATGTATATAAAATGGTATTGTAAGAGTAATTTCCCATAGGCTTTTGCTTCTTATTGGCTAAAAATTGACCATCAGCCAAACCTCTAAGTCTTAATGCTAAATATTTAGGAAATTTTAATTCAGAACCATATTGTAAAATCTCATCATGAACATATTTACAAAGTTCCAACCATTCATTATTGACTTGTTTTTTATCCAT